TTTTACGGCAACTGATTTGACGGCGGCGCGCGGAAGGTGAAGACGCATACTTCGTGCGCATCTCGTTGGCGCTGGTTCCATCGAGCAACTTCAACTGGTTGCGCAGATCCTTGATGATGCTTTCTTTTCGGCGTAGGTCTTCAAGAGTCAGCGCCGTGCCAAACGGTTCCTCACCCTCGCGCAACGGAACGTTGGCTGGCTGAGATGCTACTTCAAATTCAAGTTCTTCAGACACTTCGGGTGGTTCGGGCATTGCGGTCACTCCTGATTCGTGGTTTTGGGGTTTATCCCCATTTCTCGCTTGCACCCAGATTGACTCCACCAGCCGTGCTTCGGCTGATTGCGTTGCGGACCTTCTGGGCGGACTCACTTACACTTCGTAAAACGCTTGCGTAACCCAGCCGATGTTCCGCCGCAATCTCCTCGGCATACTGGTCGGCCAGTTGCTGGCGCTCGGTTTCTTCCAGCGCTTGCTGCGCGCGCATGTAGTTTCCCCAATTGACGGGGTTGCGCCGCTGCTGGATGTTATAGCAGCGGATGGCGGCCTTCAGGTCGCCCGCCGACGCGATTGATTTGAATGGGCCGCACGGCATCATCATGTAATCGCCGCGCTGTGGCCAGGCCGCCAGCAGGCGCGTCCGACCGTCCTTTGCCCTCTGTCCTTCCCAGTTCTGCCGCGTGCCCCAGCTCGACGCCGGAAACCATCGCTGCAGAATCCAGCCCTTCACCGTGTAGCGCGGAATCCAGAACTCTCCCTCTTCGATGCGATCTGGCACAATGTCTGTCGGCTTGGCGTCTTCCGGCATATTCTCGACCACGCCGGGCGCTACGTGGTTCATCGTGCCAAAACAGCGAATGCGGCAGTTCTGCGCCAGCACCAGCCGCCAGATGGGCTGACCGTCCGGGCTCAGGCCGCCATACTCGCGCAGCGCGGCTTGTACCTCGTCGGGGGTGTCTTTCTCTGGGCGGTCCTCGTAGTACATCAGGCGTCCTCTTTCAGCACGTTGGCAATCTCGCGCGCCAGAATCTGCATATCCCTGAAATCCAGCTTCGATTGCCCATCGCGCAGTTGTTGCACGATCTGCAACTCCTTCGATTCACCTGTGCGCGACTTATAGAGGATGGTCGTCGTGTGGGTTGTGACGGGCTTTTCTTCTTCGTCTTCCATGATTTCTCGATTGAAGGTTTCGCGCCGGGCGTTCGTGCCCGGCGCGGATTCACCACTTTGCACCACTGTGGTGCAGATTAGATTGCGGCCTGCATCGCCGGGGTGGTCGACAGCTCATCAATCCGGCCATGTGCCCAGGGAAGATTGGTGTAGCCGTTGTAGGCATCCTGATAGAGCATGTCGCGCTCGCTGGTCGCCTGTCCGCCAGCGTACCGCGGCCACCAGTAGCCCATCAGAGTGCCGGGCAGAAACTTCTGGCTGCCGGGATACCGCACCTTGCGCAGGTGAGTCTGGCTGACATCATAGAGCGTATCGATCGCGGCCATGGTGTCGGTCTGGACTTCCTGATCGCCGATGAACCACGGCTGTTTGCGGTTCGGCGCCATGTCGAAGTTGGCCAGCTTGCCATCAGTCGACATCAGGGCAGTCTTGGCAAATCCCAACTGCTGCGCCGTGCTCTGCTGCACGTTGTGGGTATAGTAGAAGCGCTTGTCGCCGTCGGCGTCAGGCAGCAGCTGCTTCTGGCGAACATGCAGAGCTGTGATCATTCCCAGGGTCAGCGTGGTGTGGTTTGCATTCACGCCGGCTGTCTGAATCTGCGGCAGGGAGCGTGACAACCCGTCCTGGTCGCCAATCGAGCTGGTCGAAATCAGATACTGCATCCCTTGTGGGCCGAGCGGCGCGCCGCTGGTCGCGTTCAGAAGCAATAGACTCGAGCCGCCCGTGAGGCCAACAGGAACCACGTCGAGCTGAACGGTGTCAATTCCACCAGCAGTGGAGTTGGACTTGTTCAGTACGGTCGGTGTGCCAATCTGGTTGTACTGGCCGCTGTTGTCGGTAGCCATGTACATATTGTTCATGTCCAGCAGACGGTTGCCAAACGGCACATTGGCCAGCGGAACCGTGTTGCTGTGCCCATCGTAGCTGGCGTCAACCGTTCCAAGCACGAACTGGTTGTAGCCCTGAAAAAGGGCGTTGCGGGTGTGGGCCGTCTTCCGCTTCACGTCCGAGATCATGCGGGCGACAGGGTCAATAATCGAAAGGCCAGACCCCTTACTGATACGGTCCAGCAGTTCGGTCGCGCCGATGGCGACGATGATCGGAATCGGCACCACGATGAACTGCTGGTACTCGGCGCCGGTGCCGGTGATGTAGGGGCCGCCGTCGGGGTCATAGCTGGCGGCCTGGCCGCCGATGTCGAACTGGATCGGGTGACGGTACTTTTCTTTGCCCATGTCCATCGTCCCAGCGGTCTGAAAGCGCTTGTCGATGCCTTCATCCATGTTCTGGGAAATGTCCACGTTCTCATTGATAACCTGCTCCATCAATGCGAGCTGGCTTTGCGCGGTCGTATAGTTTGTTCCGGGCATAATACTCTCCTCTGCTTTTCCGCAGCAACTTTTGATTGGTGATTCTTGCCCTGCTTGCGGTTTCGCGCCCTGCTTTCAGAGCGCGGCTGAGAAGAGATATGTAAATCAATGAGGTAGGCCGGATTTCTCTGACCTACCTGTTCTACGTTAGCGCAACTACCGGAACTTATCCACCAAACCTTTTCTTCGCGCCAAGCGTGATAATCAACTGCTCGCGCGTCCGGGCGTCCATCGAATCGTAACCTGGATCTTTGGCTGCTTCCGCTTCCGCCCAGGATCGTACTTGGCTGGCATCCATTGTACTCACAGCGGGCGTTCCTTGACTCTGTGGCTCCATGCGTGCCACCTTGCCCAACGGAGTAGCGGAAGGCTTGGAGCTGGATGCGCGGATTCCGTCCTGAATTTCCTTGACGCGACCTTCAATGATCTTCGGTAGGTAGAGATTTGTCAGACGGGTAATCTCCGCTTTCCGTGCTTCCTTACCGCGCGCGCCCAGCGCTTCAAGGCTTCTGAGTTTGGCGGCGTGCAGGGGATTCCCGTTGATCTTGGCATTAAGCGCCAGATAGACGCGGGCCCCAAAGTCGCTCACCTTGGTGGGCTGATTGGTTTGCGGGTTAATCCACTTGTCGCTGAGGATGAACTCCGGAAGATACTCGCCGCGATCCTTCATGGCCGCTATATGGCTCTCAATCGCTTGGTTGATGCCGGTCTCGTAGTGCTGCTGAACTTCGTTATTGATTGCCTCGTTTGCCGTCTTGCGGGACTGGACGCTCTGTTTGCCCATCTTAGCGTCCAGATCTCTTTGCTGGTCTTCGAGCTGCTTTTGGAAGGCAATCTGTTGGGGGGTTGCATCCGGCGGCAGCGCGGGCAGCGCCGTCGATCCGCCAAACGGTTGATTCAGCTTCGACATAACGAAATCAAAGGCTGCTTTTTCGTACTGTGCGTTCTGCAGCGCGTCGGCGTCAGCTGCGCGCGCTTCTTCCGTGGGGTAGCTTCCTTGCAGTTTTGCTTGCAGCGCCGCAATCTGGCCGTCTGCCGCAGAGGTGAAATCTTGGATGGCCGTACTGGCCGCCTTATGGATGAACGGCTTGAAGTCTGGGTCAAGCTGGTGCTTACCGTCTGGGCCGTTGATTGGTAGACCTTGGTCGTCGCGGCTCTCGAACATCTCAACGACCTGATCCCAGGCCGCGTTCTGCGCATCTGGGTTATCAGCGCCAAGCATCCAATTTGCCTGTAGCGTTACCAGCCGGTTGGCATTCTCCACGGCAAACTGAGCTTCTTCGGGAGTTCCGACAATGTCAGTTACAGCCTTGGCCGCCTCAAAGCCGCGCGCCATCTCTATCACTTCGGTCTGAAGTTCAGGATTCTTTTCGAAGGCCGCTTTTAGTTCGGGGCTCTTGGCCGTCCACTCGTCAATCTTGGCTGGCGTGGCCGCGGCTACGGATGTCGCTTGCGTCTCGGTGGGCTGATCTGTTTTCGGCTGTTCCCCCTCAGCCGCCTTGACGGTCTCAGTAATAGAGGCCTCCGGCTGGGCCACCGGAGCGGCGGCCGTCGGCGTTTCTTCAATGGTCTCGCCGTCCTCCGCGGCAACACGCGCATCGCGGATCTTCTCCGCTTCTTCCGGATGTGCCAAACTCCAGGAGCTGTTGGCTGAAATAAACGCCATCAGGCCTTCCTGGTTGTCTGGGTAATCCGTAGACTTTGGCGGCGCGGCGGCGGTCTTCGGGTCATACGTCGCTGGCGCGCCGGGCTGCGCTGTTGCAGAGGCCTGAGAGGGTACAACGGGCTGTGCTTGGCTGGGCGCTTGCGCGGAAGCGGCTGGCTGCGTTGTCGATGGAGACGGCGAGGCAGGAGCTACCGGAGCTGGAGCCGATACCGGCGCGCTTGGCGCCGGAGCTGACGGTGCTGTGGATGGTGCGGGCATTGCGGGTGTTGCCATGGTCATTCTCCCTTTTCTTCAGGTGTCAGATTTCGAATCATGTCCTCTGACGCATAGTTTTTTGAATTCCAAGCGTAGAACCAACCGCCATTGTTCCATTCCACGGCTAGAATACGGAACGGAGTTTCCTTTTTGACGCTTTTTACAACGACGATCTGGCCTACCTTGTACTTCGGCTTCGATCTTTCAGTCATTGAGACTCCTAACTCTTTGCCATCAATTCTGCACCTTTGACGGTGGAATCGACAATTTCTTTTGCCGCGCTCACTTGTGCGCTGGCCGTGCCCTTGGTAAACGCAGGATCGATCTGCGCCAGCTGCAGAAGTCTCTGAATGGCGGGACCGGCCACAGCGATCAACTGCTGCATCTCGCTCTGCGCTGTTGGGTCGGGTGCCGGAGCGGGCGGCTTGCCAGCCTCGGTGACCTGCATCTGGCGCTTGGCGGCGTTGGCGGCGACCTGCATGTCCATGTCGTCCAGTTCGTCCCAGTACTGCGCCAGAGCAATCCAACGGTCTGGCTTCTCGGTGCGCAGCTCGAAGTGCTCGTTCATATACCGACCGAGTACCTTCTTCGCGACCGGGATATCTTCCCACTTGCCTGGATGCGCTGGCAGGTCACTACCGATACTGCCGTCTAGATTTTCCTTAACCTCCGGTCCTTGGTCGATGAGCGTCTGAATATCGGCCTCAGTCTTGAGCCGCTGGGCTTCGTTCGGAATAACACTGCCTGGCAGCATAAGGCTTTCCGCCAGATCCTGATTGGCGGGCACATCAAACCATTCGGCGGCGGCGGGATTGTTTTTCGCCAACTCCTCAAACATTGTCTGAATCGCTGCCTTCAGTTCGTCGGGGTTCACCGGCAAATCCTGGCTCTCGTCTGAGCTGAACTCGACGCTGCCCTGCATCGAGGTCCAATCCACTTCGTTGTTTTGGAAGGCTCCGCCCTGCGATTCGACCACATCCTTGATCTTGGTCACAGCGCCGGCCTTCATCAGCGCCTGTAGGCACTCGATGGCGTTCTGGCTGGCGCGTGCGTGCTCGTCCTGAACATTCTCCCAATACGGCTTCAGAACTGTGGCAGAGCGGTCAAGCTGTAGTTGCTGGCCGCCAAGTGTCTCCACGTCGTGCTGGGTGCCATTGCCACTCAATTGCCGCGGGATGCCGAGAATCAACTCGCAGAACGTGAGCAGCATCTGCGGGTAACTCCACAGTGCCGGATTGATCGGCATATCGAAATGAACGAGTAATTCGGAAAGTGGCCGCGCCTCGCCGTTGATTCGCATCGGAACCGGCGTCATGGTCCCGGCCGGGATCTGCTTGCCGCTCATCTTCTCGGTGTCGACCCGGGCGGAGTCCGCGAAGTTGTGGCCGGTCGGGCAACGGCTCGCCCAGTCATCCAGAATCCACATCACGCGGTTGAAGCGCGCGTTAAAGCTCACGGCGGTGTTGGCTAGGGCATTACAGTAGATGCCTTGGTTGGTGTACAGAGCCCCGTGGCTCCATTCTTTTTCAAGATTCGCAGCGCGGATGTCAACGACTTCTTGACCGATGAAGCTGATTTTCAGGCCTTCTGGATAAGCGGCTTCCATCCGCTTTCCAAAAGCCTGATCCCCTTTTTTGTAGAAGCTGTTTGGAGTCATCCATGCTTCTTCATACGTGGGGTTCATCATGCTGTTGTCGGCGGTCATGCCGCCCATGGCGCTGACTTCGTTCAGTCTGGCCAGCTTCTCTACACTGGCGTTCGATGTGGTGCCACTCTCGGCCCCTGCTTGGATTTTGTCGTAGACCGCCGGGAACATCCGGCGCGCCTCGCCGAGGTCAATCTCGCAGCTCTTTACGAGAATTGGCGTGCAGTGCAGTGGGTTGTCGCCCTTGGATTTCGGGTCGCAATCGATCTCGAGAGGGGAGTGCAAACTCCACTTCACACCGGCGCGCGGCACCCTCTTTGTGCCGGTCATCTGCATACTAATCCGGTTACCCTCACCGGCGGCGTAGTAGCTCTCCTGGCCCATCCACGCGCCACATCCTGGGCACTTCATACCGTCCGCCGTAGTGGCTGGCGTCTCGGTGGCGCAGGCCGAGCAACGGTAGCGAGCGGGCTGCTGAATTTCCATGTCGGCAAATTCCGGCTGCTCGTCGTAGCCGAACATATTTCCATCAATCACGGCGCGGGTATAGCGGAAGTAGCTACCAAACAGAAACAGCATCTCGAAGACGCTGCGGATGATCTTCCGTATCTCGTTCTTGCGCTCGATGATCCGGATTGCATCGCCGGCGGCCTTGGCGGTCACCGTATCTTTAAGGCTAGGGTCGGCGTCGGTGGGCTTGATTACCGTCTTCGGCACCGCGCGGCTCATGGTACCCGTGAAGACATTGCAGAACATGAGTGTAATGGGGTTGATCCAACGCTCAAGGTCGGTGTCTTCGCCGGTATCCTGATTGTTGCTCCGCGCCCAGGCGAGTGCGTCATACCAGCAGTTGGTTGCCGTGTCCCAGCGGATAACCTGGATGCCGCGCCAGTAGAAGATGTTTTCGGACCATTGGCGGATGCGCTCCAGCCGGTCTTGTGCCCAGCTATCGCGGTACTCGGAGATTGTTTCGACGAGAAGCTTCTTGTCCTCTTCGGAGACGTTGCCGGTTGAGAAGTAAGATTGCTCGTTGGGCGCGGTGGTCATCGGGTTCTGACCGCCAACCTGCGCGACCTTCTGGGCAGGATTATCCCCGCCAAGACCGCTGAAGCTCGGAAGTCCACCCAATCCAGCCAACGTCGCCGCAGATCCCATTGACTACACCCTCGCTCTGAATTTTGCTGGAATTGGACCCTTGCCAAATGTGGTTCCAAACCGATCTAGCACCCGATCGAACGGCGTCGAGAAGGGAACAGGCTGATTCAAATTGTTGTCGATTTCTTCCAGCCGTTCGGTCCCTGCAATGCCGCCAGCATATGCAGCCGCGGCGGCCTGTTGAATCTGTTTGGTGCGGTCAGGAATAGCGCCCGACAAAAGCAGGTCGAATAGCCTCTGCCGCTCGACATCTGAGGCTTCCAGGCGGCGTTCTGCCTCTTCCAGGCGTTCTCTGCTGACCCACGGAAATTTCCACATTACGGCCACTCCACCAGCAACACGCCGGTTGCTGTCGCGCCTACGCTCACCAGTTCAAGCAGCGGTGTGCCTTGGGCACCAACGTAGTTTCCTATAGCCCCATGGACACGGCCATCAGAACCACCAAAGATGATTGGCTGATAAGCCTTGCCGTTCTCGCCGGCCGTATTGGGAAGCCAGGTCTGCTCTGTGGGGTTGTCGCGGGCGGGGTTTGCGTGGTTGGATTCGGGATCCATGTAGTAGCCTCGCAGCCCGACCGCCACGCCGAAATTAGGGTCTTCCTGAACCTCGACCTTACTGCACATGATTGTGGTTGCGATCAATGTCAGTACGCCGCCAGCGGCATTGATCGGAATATTGGTCACTTTTGGGTTTGATTGGGACATGACGAACCTCGGTGTGATTCTATCACTCTTGCTGCGCAGGCGGTTCTCTCAGCTTTTCGAGCGCTGCGTCGATGTCTTTGGCGAGCCCAGCTTCAATATCTGCCACGCTGGCCGGGGTAAAGAAAGACCGTTTTACCGACTGGAGTATCAGCCACTTGATTCCGTCGTAGCTCCAGGTGACGGTTGCGCCCAGCTTCTTTGCTGTGCTGTGCGCATAATCGACAGAGATGCCGCGCTGCTCCAGCTGGCGGAGCAGCGCGGCATATTCAGTCGGTGTTACCTGCCAGCTCGTGTTCATTTTGTAACCTCGATGTAATCCATGGGGTGCGGCCTAGTGAAATATCGTTTTTGATGGATTTCACCATCGACCTGAAGGCTTCATGGTAGGTGAAATAATCTACATGAAGTTGCCCAACTACCGTCATGTATGGGCACCACAAACGATAACGATAATCGGCAATTTTCACGATTCTATACTTCATCGTTCGCCTCGTCAGCTCTACCATGGTTCTCTCCAATCATCAACGACATCGCGTCTGAAAATTCAGATTCATCAAAGCCGAGAAAAACTAGATTGCGCGGCCGCTGTCTGCCGTTTTTAGAGAGTTGCCCGTTCCTCTTGTTGCCTCTTCGCAGCCGCGCAAACTTGATTATTCTACTACTCGTACAATTTTTGCTGAACGTCCGGTCTCGCGAGCTTCGAGCGCAACGCCCGGCGCAGCTTTGCCAGTTTTGGGCTCTGCACCGTACTGGTGGTTGAACCACTTAGGAACGTGTACGTGATGCCAGTATCAACAGCCCACACTCCGGGATTCTGCCAGTCCGCCCGAACGACCTTCCATTCAGCCGTGCCGGTAGTATTCAGGTTTACCCCAAACTCTCCGCCACCTCCACCTGTAATAAACGGACTACCAACGATAGGCACTGTGTTACCAATATCAGCGTGCAGCAGGACGTGAACGTAGTCGGCTGAGATGTTAGGCGCAACCTTGGCCAGGAATGATGCTAGGGCCTTTGTAGGCTCGTAGGCAACCTCCCCCTTATAGCTATTGAACCCAGCAGCGCTGTATAGATTAAAATTTCCGCCAACATACAGTGAGTTAACGTAGCCAGCCGTGCTGGCGGTACTGTCCTTGATATCGAGCAGAGCTGTTTCGGTATTCCCGGCAGTCCACGCGCCGCGATAGTGAACCGCGTCGGCAGTAGCCGAAATGGTTGGTGTAAGTTGAGCAGAGGCCAACGTGCTAAACAGAACTAGTGATGCAATTGCGAGAATTCGTTTCATTTTGTTCCTTTCATTGTGCGCCGTATTACGGCAGTTATTGAATTGCGCGGGCCTCATAGCCGCCTCTCTCAGTATTCTGAGCGCATACACTCGTGTTGGTTCCCGCGCAAACTTGGTTACTTGCTCAGGTTCAACGTGTTCGCGCCGTCCACAGGAGGCTTCGCGGTGTCCGTGTCGCCCGGCAGAGGACTTTGCTTGAGCAACGCAAGAACCGGAATGACTGCGCCAATGAGCGCGGCCTTGCCCAGCAAGATAGCGCCAGCCTCGTTCCATGTGACACTGGCTGGAGTGAGTACGATGAGGCTCAGAGCCCCGGCTGCACCGCCAATGGCGGCGGCGGCAATGGAATGAAGCCATGCTTTCACGGTAGTTGACATGATTGTTCTCCTTCACGAGTTCCAAAACAGTTGAAGTTCCTGCCGACGCCGAGCGAGTAGGTTGTCGTCGGGCTTCCCGTTATTATTATCCCACCGCAAGAACTGCTGGCTAGCCCCTACGTAAGCGCGCTGATTGAGAAGCTTCAACAGTGTCGATTCTTCCAAGCGCCCACTGCCAAGATTGTAAACGAAATCCACCAGTGCATCGAATTGACCTTGCGTGAGCGGAACCTTGACCAGGTGCTCAACTTGCTTCCCAAACTCGGCAAAGTCTTCCCGCTGAGCCGCGTCCGCTTGCTCCTCAGTCCATACCAAACCAGGCTTGACCTCTGGGCCGTGATGCCCGTAGCCGATTGCCAAGCTGCCGTTGTCCATGTATGGCTTTGCGCGGAAGCCTTCAGACTGCCGCGTAAAGTCTATGAGCTTTTGGGATACTTCCATCAAATCCCTTTCATCGCGGTCAGCAGGCCGTTCAAGTCAAGTCCGCTGGGGGATTCACCCTGTGCATTTAGCCAAAGCGGTGTCACGACGGCAAAGGCGCTCACCAAATACTGCCGCAGAAAATCCTTTGTGGTGGGAATGCTGAGCCCCCACGAGTTGACGTGTGCTCCGAACGCACCCTCGCCGGTCATATTGATGCCATGGCCGCCCACACTGGGCGAGCCGGGCGTCACCCTCCAGTTGCTGGTGTCTTCTTCCGCCGACTGCGGACAATTGATCGCCAGAATTAATCCGCCAAAGGTGTAGGCGGCATAGCGCAACTGCGCCCAACTCGAAATATCCAGCGAAGCCCAGCCAACAATCTGATGCAGCACTTCTTTTCCGTTCGCATCGTTGATCGGAATGCCGGTGTTCTTCCAATACGCCAGCAGGTCCTCCGGTACTGTTCCCTGGTCGCTCTCGATGTCGTTGGCCTTGAATCCGGTCACGGCACTGTAGAGCGCCAGCGTCTGGGCCGTAGTGGGCGTCAGAGGGACGCCGGTATTGGCCGTTTCGTTCTGCGCGTAGTGCTCGGCCGCGGCCTCAACACAATCGCTGTATTGGTCATTGCCGAGGATGTTGAGCTGATAAGCGGAAAGCGCAAACTCCCAGCCCCACGGCTTCACTGCGGGCCAGGTCTTCGCCTTATCTAGAAAGTCTCCCAGCGCCGGAGTGCCGAAGCGGATCGGCCGATGGTTGAGACCGAGCTTGAACCTCGCGCACGGAATGATCGGCTGCGGTGGAAACGGATTTGGATCAGGAAGCATGTCAGTCTACTTTCTCGCCAAAACTGGCGCATTCATGGTTGCAGTATACGACGGCTGCAGGTCCGTGTGCTGGTTGATTATTGGAATAGCCAACTCTCCGGCCTTTATGGAGTGAGCGATAGATGGCACAGCAAGCAGGGCAACAACGATAGTAAGCGCTGCGAGGAGAATCTGCGTATAGCGGAACCTTGCGTCGGCAGCACCCCGCATTGCTGCGAGTTCTTCGCGTACAGCTTGAAGCTCTTGGCGGATTCCTGGTTGTCCATTGCCGTTGATTTCCTTGTCAAGACGAAGAACTATCTCGCACGTTGTTTCGCATGATTCGCGCTTCTCGGTTCTTCTTTCCGTCATCCTTATTCCCTTTCGTTGATCGGCTTGGGCCATCCGTCCGTCATACTCTTCCCCTCGTGCTGAAATTTCAACGAACTTGTCTTTCCGTGCTAGAAGCAATTGTATGTGAAATACGTAGTTTCATAACCCGAAAATGACGTGGCGTAAGCCTGCGCCGTCATGCAGCCCCGCGTTACGGTACATACAAACTCGTTGCCGTAGACGCGCCACAATCGCTTGAAACTGTCGTAAGTTGCCCGACGCGAAGATTACCTGCCGTCGTGCAGCGATAGACTTGGTTGGTACCACTATTAACTGAAAGGAAGCCATGGCTATCCACACTTAGAACCGTAGTTCCCTGTTTCACCAGCTCAAGCAAGTTACCTGTGGAGGCTGTCGTATCCTCACCGTGAATGATTGCGCCCGTGGAGGTATAGGAGCCA